TTTGGGCAAGAACCCTGAACATGAGTTTATTAGTTGTTCGTACTCTGGATCGTTGGCCATGAACTTTAGTCGTAAGGTTCGTCATCAACTGAGAGAACCTAATTTTAAAAATGTCTTTTCTGGTGTATCGCTCGACCCTAGTTCGCAGTCCGTAGAATCATGGAATACAACCAAGGGCGGTGGTTATGTAGCAGCGGGTGTTGGTGGTGGTATTACCGGTAAAGGAGCGCACGTGTTAGTCATCGATGACCCAGTTAAGAACAGAGAGGACGCAGAATCCGAGTACAATCGGGATGCAGTCTGGGACTGGTATACATCTACTGCGTATACACGACTCGCTCCGGGTGGTGGTGTACTCGTAATTCTTACCCGATGGCACGATGATGATTTAGCTGGTAGGTTGCTACAAGCAGCAGCCGCGGGCGCGGATCAGTGGGAAGTTGTTAAGTATCCAGCTCTGGCCGAGAAGGACGAAGAGTTTAGAGAAAAGGGCGACGCGCTTCACCCAGAGAGATACAGCTCAGAAGCTCTGACCCAGATTCAAAAAGCGGTAGGGCCACGAGATTGGTCGGCGCTGTATCAACAAAATCCAGTATCGGACGAAGGTGAATACTTTAATCGAGAAATGATTAGGTATTACGACGAAAATGAAGTAGACTTTGACAGATTACGGTTCTATTGCGCATGGGATTTAGCGATTGGTCAACGAGAACGTAATGACTACTCTGTAGGAGTAGTTGTTGGCGTTGATGAATACGATAATTTATACGTAGTAGATTGTATACGAGGGAAGTATGACGGTTTTGAACTTGTTGAACAGATCTTAGATTTGTATGAAACTTGGCGACCACATGTTGTGGGTATCGAGAAGGGTCATATAGAGATGGCCTTAGGTCCGTTTCTACAAAAACGTGTTCGAGAACGTGGACTTAACGAAGCTTACTTTAAAGATTTAAAAGTAGGTAGACGAGATAAAGAAGCGAGAGCTAGAGCAATACAAGGTAGAATGCAACAAGGCATGGTATACTTTCCGAAAGATCCGGTATGGGTTGGTCCGCTAATTGCGGAACTTTTGCGTTTTCCAAACGGGGTACATGATGACCAAGTGGATGCGTTAGCATGGATAGGATTAATGATGACAGAATTCGCTACTTTTGTAGAGAAGATAGAACATGAACCATCTTGGCGAGATAAACTTAAAGATCTAGTCAAGAGTGATAAACGTAAATCAGCTATGAGTTCTTAATGAATTACAGCAAAAAGAAGAAAAAGTTAAGTACAGAAGAAGAGCATTCTATAGCAACTAATCAGTTTGAGCGTTACGAACGTGCGCGTGACAATGGCCACTTAGAATATATAGAAACCGCAAAAAAATGCGATGCTTTCTATCGTGGTAATCAATGGGATCCAGCTGATGTAGCGATGTTAGATGATGAAGGGCGTCCAGCTCTTACAATTAATACTATATTACCAACAATCAATACCGTGCTTGGTGAACAAAGCACTCGAAGAGCAGACGTTAATTTTAAACCAAAAGGGAATGGTACTCAGGAACTTGCTGATGTATTAAATAAACTATACATACACATAGCTGATACTAATAAGTTAGACTGGTTAGAGTCTACAATTTTTGCCGATGGTCTTATTCAAGACCGAGGCTATTTTGATGTAAGAATAGATTTCACGGATCATATCCAAGGAGAAGTGCGTATAAGTACCAAGGATCCGTTAGATATTCTGATTGACCCTGACGCCAAGGAGTATGATCCTAAAACATGGAATGAGATATTTGAAACCAAGTGGATGAGTCTTGATGAAGTAGAAGAACAGTATGGACAAGACGCTGCGGATAAATTAAGAGTAGCAGCAGAATATGGTAATACTATGGGGCAAGACTCTGTAGAGTATGAAGAAACCCGTTATGGTGATACGTATACTGGTGTAGAGTACAATCAATCTTCTACTACTAACCCAGAAGAAAATAGACAAATGCGAGCAGTTCGAGTAATCGAAAGGCAGTATTATCAGCTTAAAGAATGTACTTATTATGTCGATTCTGTTACTGGTGATATGCGACAAGTACCCGGCAACTGGGGTGAAAGAAAGAAAAAGAAATTTGCAGATGAGTATGGTTTAGAGATAATTACTAGACTAGACCGTAAAGTACGTTGGACTGTGACAGCAGATAAAGTTGTATTACACGATGATTGGTCCCCTTATGAGTGTTTCACAATTGTCCCATACTTTCCTTATTGGAGAAGAGGTAGACCATTTGGTATGGTAAGAAACTTAATATCCCCACAAGAACAACTAAATAAAATTAGTTCACAAGAATTACATATTGTAAACACTACAGCTAACAGCGGTTGGATTGTAGAAACAGGGTCATTAAATGGTATGACTGCTGACGATTTAGAAGAACACGGTGCGGAAACTGGTTTAGTATTAGAGTATAATCGTGGCTCATCTCCCCCTGCGAAGATACCACCAAATCAGATTCCCACCGGCCTAGACAGATTAGGTCAAAAAGCTGCTGCTAATATAAAAACAATTAGTGGTATTAGTGATGCTATGTTGGGTACAGACAGTCCTGAGGTATCAGGAGTAGCTATACAAGCAAAACAAAACCGTGGTGTTCTAATGATTCAAGTACCATTGGATAATCTACAAAAGACTAGGCAGTATTTAGCAGAACACGTGTTGCGTTTAATTCAGGCTTATTACACAGAGGAAAGGTTAATACAGATTACAGATGAAAATGATCCAATGAAACCGGAAGTACCTATTGTAGTAAACCAAGTTACCACTGAAGGAGACATTATTAATGATTTAACTTTAGGTGAGTATAAAGTAGTGGTCGGTACTATGCCGGCTCGTGATAATTATGACGAAGTACAGTTTGCTGAAGCAATCTCTTTAAGGCAGGTTGGTGTACCAATACCAGACGACTTAATTGTAGATTACTCACACTTAGCTAAGAAAGGCGAAGTTGCACAACGTATACGTCAAATGCAAGGAATGGAACCAATGACAGAAGAACAGGCTCAAATACAAGCTTTCCAAGCACAAGCTGAAATACAAAAAATTCAACTTGAAATCGCTAAAATGGAAGCAGAAGTACAGAATTTACAATCTCAATCTCAACTTAATATGGCAAAAGCTCAAGGCACTGCTGCAGACCCACAAATTAAAGTGGCTGAGATACAGTCTAAGATGGAGATGAAACAACAAGAACTTGCCTTACGTCAACAGTTATCTTCATTAACGAACGACATGAGGAAAGACCAAACCCAAACCCAAGCAGCATCTAAAGTTGCTGTTGAAGCTATGAAATCAGGAGGTAGATAATGGCTGAAGATAAAAACACAGAAGAATTAGTATTTGAGGGAATGCCCGGTGCTGATGCAAAAACCGAAGAGGATGTACAACCTTTTCAAGTAGATATGAACTTTGAAAACACGGAGGAAGAAGTTGAAGAAGCTCAAGAAGAAGAAACAACAGAAGCAGAACCTGTTGCAGAAGAAACAACAGAAGAAATTGCAGAGGAGCAAGTTGAAGAAACAACAACTGAAGCAACAGAAGAACAACCAGTTGAAGCAAGCGAAGACCCAGTACCAACAGATGATGAGCAACCTGTGGAAGCAGTGGAGGAAGATGAACAGGTAGAAGAACCAAAAGCACCTATGGTGCCTAAGTCTCGTCTTGACGAAGTACTTGCAAAAAATAAAGAAATGCAAAAAAGACTTCAAGACATGGAGGAAAAACCTGCTGAAGATGCTGCTCCTGAGTATGACTTTGTTGCGAAGGAAAAAGATTATCAAGACTTAGTTTTAGAAGGTGAGACTGAAAAAGCTGCTTTGTTAAGAAACGAGATAAGAACTGCTGAAAGAGAACAGGTTATGTCTGAAATGCAAAGTAAAATGGGTCAAACTGTACAACAAGATCGTGAGCTACATGAGTTAAATCAAAAGGCTACTGAAATAATGGATGTGTTTCCTATATTTAATGAAAAAAGTAAGTCTTATGATGAAAAATTAACTAATGAAGTTATGGAATTACGAGATGCTTTTATATATCAAGGGTATGGAGCTGCTGATTCTTTAGCAAAAGCTACTGAAGTAACTCTCTTAAGTAAAAAACCTGAGTTATTACAAGGTGACGGTTCAGAAGCATCAGATCCTGCTCCTAAACTTACTCAAGCTGTACAAGATAAAAAAGCAAAAGCTACAGTCAAGAAAAAAGTAGAAGCTTCACAGTCACAACCACCTCAAATGAAAGGTGAGTCTACTCAAAATAAGAAAATAGTAGACATAAATGTGTTGTCTGATGATGAATTTGGTGCACTACCAGAAGAAACTTTACGCAGAATGCGTGGTGACTTTGACTAAATAGTAGTATAGTATTAAAGAATTCGTTGGTTGGAACGATATCCAACAACTGGTCGTTCAGTATAAAAATCGTTTTTTCGTCTACAACGACGTTAACTGTTCGAGGTCGTGCTCGTTAAATTAACGATATCGTATCCCAACGATAAAGGGTATACGGGATATCGCCCCAA